TGTCTATGCCACAAAGCAGGTACCATCTGTACTTGCCTTGCGTGGTACGCGTAACGTCACTCTTAAAGCTAAGGCTGACGTTGCCGTTAGGAACGGTATTGCGCTGCAATATTATTCCTTAGGACCAAAGGGAGGGAAAACCCACTCTCTGGTACCTGATCTCACGACGGGCTTAATGCAGCACGACGTGAAGATATTCGATAGCGAGCTCAGAGAACACGTTATCGAGAAGAGCTGGAAAGAGGAGCTTCCTCCTCCTTCAGACTCTAAGTTCGTTCCTAAACCCAACTGCGGGTATAGGCCGATCTACGAGGACCCCTTTGCGATTATCGCAGCGAGGACTTTCGTGTCGCTCTCCGGGAAAGAACCCCCGGAGACGATTGTCTGGCCGGGAGACGGGATACGTCTCTCGGACAAGATTCCACCGTACTGTCTGGACCCAGACATTGCGGGGAGGGCTCTCAAGAACACGTGTCGGTTCTTTGAGATCCCGCAGGCTGCACAGAAAATGCACCTGCTTCTCGAGCATACGTTCTGGGGACGTAAGTTACGAGATCTTTGCTCTATCAGATATGATCAGTCTGATGGGACAAAGGCCCAGAAGAAGGAACGTGCAGCCACGGTCCGTTCTTGGGCGTCAGGGTTGGTTCAGAGGCTGAACCATTTCCTGCAAGGCCTAGGCGATCCTTTATGGAGCGTCAAAAGCCGTAAGAGCATCTACGTGGACCAAAAGCCACGTAGCACTCAGCACCGTGCTAAGAGGTTAATTGAGCTTCTTAAAACGGTTGACGGGATATTCGTGCAGAGATACATGAGTGTTCCCGAAGAGCGATGGACATGGCATAGATATGACTTGTTCACGCTAAAGAATCTGTCTGCATTGATTGGAGACGAGTTCTTTGATGGTGAAGTGGCGGTAGGATACCACCAAGTCACCACAAGGTATTCTCAACTTAAGAAGTTGAGGAAATCCTTTAAGGATCTGTCTAACCGCGAGCAGTTAGTTAGTTTCCTTTCCGACAAGGAACAGATACAATCGTCTGTTCCCCGTTGGCTGAACGATTGGCTTCCTGTGTGGAGGTACACTCGTTCTTTCGAGAAACCGTTCGCCCTGGCCCAGGTCGACGGACTTCTCTCACAGACTCGTGCGGCAGGTACGCCGCCCGATATCGTGAAGATGCAGTCAAAGAGAAAGTTTATCTCTACTGTATCTGAGAAACCGTCCGATCTAACCGATACGGATAAGGCTCTCATCAGGGCTGCGCTCGCCAAATTTGACGAGACGGTTGACCCTAGCATATTCAC